TTCACCCTTTTCTTATTATTATTGACATACTCGTTATTTATTTTAAAATAGATTTTAGCCCTCTGGATTCATAATTTTAACGATATAGTCAATTTGTTTTTTATTCAATAATCTAATAGCCTCTCTAGCTTTTTGAGGACTATAATTAAAATATCTCTGTATGCTACTTAGGGTGTCTGATTTTTCTTTCTTGAACCACTTCGTCTTTCTTTTCTCTTTTCGTAACGAATGAAACAAATAGTCATGCTGCATTTTATTATCTAGATGATAATTCATATTCATATCGTTAGCATAGAATATAGAATTAGTAAAATAGGAAAAATGAGTATTAATTATGAAAGGTAGATAATCTTTCTCATTTTCCAGTATATATTTTTTCGCATAAGAAACATCGTTGACTATGTCAAAGGGGTTCATTGATAGAACCCTTCTAACATAACTTCAGAGAAAAACGCCATAAGATTGATTTCTTGATCGGCAACAAAAGCCGACTGATATTGGTATTTACTTATCAAAAGAATAAAAGCAGGTATTTCGTTTGGCTTTAAATATTCTGATGATGTATCATAAAGTTTACGAAATAAGTCATTTACATTAGAATCTAAATTCTCAACAGCCCATTTACGAACTTCTGTTAAGTTTTTCTCTTTAATTAAGTCAATTAAAGATTTGATAGATATTTCTTGGATATTGATAAGAATACCAGTATCAATTTTACCTGTTGCAGAATAACGTTGTAATTCATTAAGAATACGTCGGCAATCCGGAAAATGTTTATTGATTATTTCTGCAACAACTTTAGGATCATACTCAACTTTTTCTGTTTCAAGAATAAACTTAACACGTTTAAAAAATTGAGTTGCTAACTTAGCAATAATCTTCTTTGTGACTTTAAATTCAATTACCGAGCATCTTGAATGAAGGGGCTGAATGATACGGTTAACGAAGTTACATGTAAGGATAAAGCCACAGTTTGAAGAGAATTCCTCCATAAAATTGCGCAAGGCGGGTTGTGTTGAATTGGCGTTGAGATAGTCTGCTTCGTCAAGTATGACATACTTTCTTCCTCCTGATAAAGATACAGATGATGCAAAGTTTAAAATCTCGTTTCTCAATGTATCAATGTTACCATTCATAGAACCATTGATAACAATATAATCACAACCTAACTGTTCAAGCATAGCACGTGCAACTGTTGTTTTACCAACTCCTGCACCACCAGCAAGAATTAGATTAGGAATATTTCTCTGATCTACGAATTGTTGGAATGTTGCTTTAAGATCACAAGGTAAAATAGTATCTTCAATAGTAGTTGGTCTATATTTTTCACACCACAAAAACTGTTCGTTCATTTATTTCTCCATAACAAAAATAAGGGGACCGAAGTCCCCTCAAATCAAAAAGTTGAAGAGGACTCAACGGCTATGAAATATTCTACATTATCATTAAACCACTTAGAAATTCCTTTCGAACAGATCTCAACAGTATAATCTCCAGGAAGAACCTTGATATTCTCAGACTTAAAGATTGCACGGAAAGTCTTATCAGAGCTACCAATTTGGATAGAATATGAATCACCAGAAGGATTCTTAACATCAGATGCTTGGATAAAAACATTAGTTCCATCACCAGAAATATGAATTTCAGGAACAGAAAGAATACCAAGAGCCTTTTCTGCGTCCTTAATATTTTCATTAGTAACTGTGACAGAAACATCAACGCTCGGTAGTTTAATTTCCTTTTCCGGAACCTTAATAATAGTTGCTTCATCCGAATAAGTCAAATGCGCACTTCTATTATTTCCATCAGAAACTGTTAAACTATTATCACTAAATGATACTTCTGGATTTTCATATAAGCTGATAACAGAAATCAACTTGTTTAGATTATACATAGCAAAACGACGTGGAAACGTTGTGTCAACATTTGCCTTTGCTTTGATAGTTTTAGTGCTGGAGATAGTCTCCAGCACATTACCTTCCTTGATAACAATAGAAGGATTAATCGAAGAGAAGTTCTTAAGTACATTCACAGTATTTGTGCTAATTTTCATTATATATTTCCTTTCACTTACTTCTTTTTCTTAACTTTACCGCCCAACTTCGCTGGGTCTGCCGTAGCGGATGCTCCAATAGAAGCAATGTCTGCAAGAGAACCACCAAAGATATAAGTACCAACATGCTGAAGAACCATCCAAGGACAGAACCAAGTCCGCAAACCAATCTCTTGTGCCTTCTGACAGAACCAATAATCTTCTGAAAGATATCGCTTAGACTTTGGATCAACTTCTGCTTGGAAGAACATAAGGATTTCACGTGAACCATCAAAATGCTCCGTTCTTACGTGATCTGGTTTATATGAATACTTATCCTTATAAGCATCAAAAAACTTCTGCATTGCTTCTTTGGCAACCATCATAAAACCTGTTCCGATTTCAAGAACTTCAACTGGTTCTGATAGAGGAATAGAACTCTGATTACCCTTTGGATTAAAGACATAATCACCAACAAACTTTTCAAGAACGTTTGGATCTTCGTCAGCGACACCCTTATCAACAGCATGCTTAATCTTTTCCCAAGAAATACACTTCTTTGGATATGGACCACCAATAATCTCATACTTCTCGTCGTCAGCCTGGAGAGCCATAAGAGCAATAATGTCTTGAGGATTAAATCCAATATCAGAGTCGATAAACATCATGTGTTGCATATTAGAACGCATGAACTCATCGCAACAATAATTTCTAGCACGAGTAATCAAAGACTCATTAAACAAGAAGTAAAACTGTAGAGGAATACCATACTTTGTGCATAGAGCAGAAAGATCAGCCACGGATCTTGCAAACATACCTGCGCACTGTCCTCCATACATTGGAGTTGCAACAAACAATCCTCTTTCTCTTAGTTTTTCAATCGGAATCTTAATTTCCATATTCTATTCGCCTTTCTTATAATGGTCAATATAAAGCATCATTAAAGTATAATGCAAGACTTTTAATAAATCGTTTTTGTTAGTGCCATGTTTTTTACCATAGCGCCAAAGATACTTTATAGCAGTGTTTCTGAAGGTTGGCATTGAATCGCCCAGAGCAAGCCACACATCAAAACATTCTATATTTTGCTCTTCGGTCATATAATGTTGACCGTATGTCTTATCAACATATTTTTTGAAGTCAGCAATAATCTGATCTTCTTTATATTTATACTTAGTATTTATATTTTTTGGTAATGGATCAGTAGAACTAATAGTTACCGTAGATATAGGCGAATCGTTTAAATTTATTGTGTAAACTCCAGTGTTTTTTCTTTCATTAGCAGAATACATATTTTGGTTTGGGTAATCATATATTCTATTATTTAAACCCATTTCAGTAGTTTTTATAGTCATCAGAAAAAGTCCTCCAAAGTATTACCAACTTCCTTTCTTGTATCTTTTAATCTTAATTCAGCATTACCAGTTGATTCTCGAATATACATTGTGCATAAATCAGGAAATAACTCAGCAATCTTTTTAATTGATTCATAAACATATTCTTTAGTGCGAATAGTTTGTAAACCACCATCTTCTTTGTAATAATTAGATTTTACTGTGTAATTATCAAAGCGAACAACAGAACCATTCTTTATATATTGACGAATAGAATACTCGTAATCTTCTCCATGGTTGGTAACACGTTCAAGGAAAGGATCATGTTCAACGATAACACCAAACATAGAAGCAATTACATAACAAAGTTTCGTATAAACCCTATCTTTCATAAAGTATGCATTAGAAGCTGCATATATTCCGAAAGTCTTTGCTCCTATTTTTTCACATTCTTCAAACCCTCTTATTATAACCTCTTTTTCTAAATTGTCAATTCTTCCAAGTTTTTGTTCACTAATTTTCTTTTGAACTTCTTCAACATCATCATCAAACATCATAAGTTTTGTTCCCTCAGGATAATACTTCTCAATGAAGTTTCTCTGAGCGCCAATAGTATGAACTCCAACAACAAGTTTCTGATAAGGAGTATCCTTGAGAGATTCTTTATATTTTGTAAGTTCATCTTCATCTGCCACAAATATTGTAATTCGTGACGGATCAATGTTATAACTTTCCAGAACCTTTAAAGTTTTCTTTTTAATAGTTTCTGGACGTTTATATGATGGAATAGCTATTTGATAATCCATTAGAAGAAATCCTCTAAGTTAGCTAATTGGTCCTTACCATACGGATCTTTCATTCCATGAACATGAAGATAATCATACCATTCTTTTTCTTCCCACATACCAGGAGAAATACCATTCCATAATGGGCGTTGAAGGCGATGTGCTTTATTAAGTCTACGTTCATCTACAAATTGACGACGTAATACTTCATACTCGTAAGACTTTAACTCAAGCATCTTTTCTCGGAAATAACAAACTACAGAAATTCTTTCGCAAGTAGGATCATCTGGATTGTTTAATACGATGGGAGTATTTCCATGAATGATTTCATGGTTGTTAACGAGCAAAAGATCACCAGGACGAACATTAACAGCGATTCTGTATTCTGGGAAAACAAGATAACCTCCAGTATAATCTCCAGTTCCAAGTACTAGTAAATTACTTAAACCATCAGGATAATCACCAGCATCAAGATGAGCAGCTGTACGGAAAGTTTTATTAACAGTAACTGTAGTAAACACTGTTCCTGGCACAAGAAAACGTGGATCAAGTTTATCAGCAACTCTTTTTTGATTGGCCCAACGCCAAGGTAGTAATTCTTTAAAACCTTTATTTAAAGATTGTAAAAATGGATATGCTTTTTCAAATAGTTCCGGATGCTTTTCTGTATAAGCAGTCGGACGACCATAAGGAATTCTAGGATATCTATCATACCAACCAGCAACTCCGGAAAATACAGATTTGGCATAATTAGTTGTAGAAGCCCATTTCTCCGCAACCATGGTTGCTTCTTTTCGAATAATATCTTTTGGTTTATTAGATAGACCATCTACCCATTTATCAAACCAACCATGATATTCAGGATATATTTTAGTTACTTCTGAACGTAACCAAACTGTTCCACGTGTTTCATCTGCAGGTTTATATTTTGGATCAGCGTATTTTGCTCTAATGCTTTCAATAGAAGTGTCATCAAAAAGATGAGCACCATCGTCTAATAAAAAATCTAAAATTTCTTGTTGATAAGGAGTTACCCAATCTCTACCACCACGACCTTCTGTTGCTAACATTTCACCACGAGGCCCAGCAGCAAGGCCACGATTTTGGCTTTCCGTTGCTGCTTCTCTTAAACCAGCATACGCTTGATCGCATTCTTCTTTATTGAAAAAGTTCTTTCGGAACATAAAAGCAATACGTCGTTCATCATGACCTTTATCGCAATTATCACATTCAATATCACAAACTGCTTTCTGACCAAGATCGCACAATGCAGGTTGATAACCATCACAATCTTCTTCAATCAATACGTCAAAATGACTTTCGTCAAGAAATGTACCAAGAAGATGTGTGCAATCAATTTTTTCTTTAGCAACAATTTGTTTAACCATCACTCACTCCATAAAATAGATTTAATATCAGGTGGTTTCCAACCATCTGGTTTTAGTATTTTACCATCAGATCTGCGAGAAACCGAACCATCCTCGTTTAGTTTTGAAAGGTTCGATCTATGCACTTCGGAGAACACTTTATCGAGGGGAATACCATAAGATGCAGCAGTCCCGCAGACAATGTAAATAATATCAGCGAGCTCTTTAGCAATATTCTCCACATCGTTTTTACATTCTCCTTGAATATATTCTTCGTATTCTTCTTTCAACAATCTCAATCTAAGTTCACGCTCTGCTGGATCAGGAAGCTCTGGTTTTGAACCAATATGTTGCCCAACAGCTGTTTGAAATTCTACGACATCACTGAACATATTTGTCATCAACATATTCCTTTAGTAATTTAACCGTTTGTTCTTCGCCAAGATGATGTAGTAAAATCTCTTTAACTCTTTGCATCATTCCGCAAGCAAGCATAATTTGTTCATTTCCTGTTGTGCAACTAGCAATTTGATCATCTACTGGTTGCATCAAAACTGTAATTTCATCTAACGAATCAGACATATTATAACCCTTCTGTTTGTTTTATCAAGTCAAAATTTATTATACAACGATAACTTTCTCTAGGTTGACTGGAACAATGATACCTTGCTCCATCAAATAATACTACTCTACCCTTTTTTGGCATAACTCTTTTGTGTTCTTTTAGATCTACGTTCTTAGAACCGCCTTGTGTATTATGTATAGTTTGATCATAAAGAATTGTTTCTCCATCACAATCATTAACATAATATATACAAGCATAATGATCTTGTGGAATATCTACATGAATACCATTATGTTCTTTAATAAATTTTTGATCTAAAGGTAGTTGTAAGAAAGATCTATTAAAATAGATTTCTTTTTCTTCTAAATTAACTTCGCTCTGGATATAACTAATAAGAGGGACTGATAATTTCTCGTATAATTCAGAAGTAACTCCAACTCCTGGGTGTTTGAACATCATATTAAAACCATATGATGGATAACGTAATTCACAAGTTGCATAAGACATATCTCTAATGAATCTCCAAGATTCAGAAGTCGTAAGAACACTGTGAACATAATTCTGAAAATCTTCAGGAATTATATCGTCTAATACGATTGTTTCTTTTAATTCAGTATCCACTCAGGAGCCTCACGTTTTTTCCAATTATGTAGATGAGTTTTACCAGTTTTGTAATAATTTCTGTAATTAGTCACGGGATCATTAGATATAATATATTTAGTATCCATGGCCGATGGAATAGTTGTCATGTCAAATTCTTGTAGGTTTTTAGGAGGAGATTGTAGCATATAACTAAGTTCACCAAAACATTTATGATGTTTTTCATAACGATAAGTATACTCTTCCATTAGAGCATAAAAATGATCAGCTAACCAATTATAATTCTCGACACTTGT